ATTTCAGAAAACTGACGATGAACAGTAACGCAAACATCGTCGTTGATGGCGACTAAGGATAAACAATGTATATACCCGAAACAATTGACGTAGATGGTACTGAGTACAAGGTCGCAGACCTGCCAGAAAAACTACAGAACCTGCTGGTAGAACACTGCAACGCCACCTTACAACAGACGGCGTATGAGCGTTTGTGTGCCACGCTTGCGGATGAGATAGCTCATGGCGTGAAGGATTGGAGTTCGATGAACACCGAAAGCATCCCAGATTTGAGGCCAGTTACATAGGAGGCTTTTATGTTGGACTTTATAGGCAATGTAATTGTGATCGTTACGGGCATTGTTACCGTTGCGTCACTGATTGCAGCAGCCACAGATACGCCAAGAGATGACGAGATGATAGGTAAGCTCTACAAGTTGGTGGACATCTTGGCTCTAAACATCGGCAAGGCTAAAGACTGATGGACGTTGGTGCTGTTGGTGGAGTACCTCAAGTTAGCTGGAAGCAGGTTGCTGTTCAGAAACAAGAAGTGCTTAGGACCGGCGGGGACGGTGAGCTAGTGCGTGAAGCCATACAAACTATAACGCCCACCGTGTACACCCTGAAAGACGGCAGGATTACGGTAGAACAGTTGGCTGCATCGCGCTCAGTAGACTTGATGGTATGACCGAAGAAGAGTTGGAGTTCTGGCGAGAAGAGTCTTCTGATTCTAAGCTTGAAGTGGTGGTATTCTTATGTCAGATAGCACTGATTATGACATTGGCGATATTACTGAGGCCGTTAGAAGGGCTATTCGAGAAGCTCAAGAGCAAGGTTTCGTCGCGGTTGTAGTGACGGGAAAGGTTAACGCGGTGTGGTGGCATGCGGCATCAGAGATGCTGCAAGAAACCAGACAAAATATGCGAAAGGCAAGACAAGTATGACTCCAACAGAAAAAGCCATCTCCAAGATTGAAGCGCACGAGAAAGAATGTGCTATCCGCTATCAAGGTATTGAGCAGCGCCTGCAAGATGGCAGCAAGCGATTTGATCGCCTTGAACTTATGATCTGGGGGGTCTACGCCACAGTAGTTGTCGCGGTTGCCCTTCCTCAGTTCTTAACTTAAAAATTTTTTGCAATGATTATCGAGTCAGTTGCTGCCGCTGGAATGTTGCTCCAGCAGATCAATACGGTCATTCAGAATGTAAATGAGGGCAAGGCTAATGTCGATCAGGCTATGGCTTTGGTATCTGATTTTGGCGAAGCACTTAACGTATTTGAAGTTGACCGCAAGTCTTCAACGTTCAGCCCTTTAAGCAAAAATGACATCTTGAAGCTGCAAATGCTTCGTAGGTCGCAAGAGCGATATCAAAAGGACTTGCGTGATCTCCTATTGGTGGCAGATCCGGCTCTTCTGAAAAGCTATGACGAAGCGATCTGGCAGCAAGAAAAAGACAGAAAGGCTCACCAAGCTATGTTGAACAGGAAACGCAAAGAACGTGAAAAGCTGATGCACGACATTGCAGTTGGAGGGGTGTCTTTAGTTGTTGGCGGCAGTGTGGCCGTCGGCATGTTGTACTTAATTATCAAAGCATTTGGGCCTTAGTTATGAACGCAAAGCGGTTAGAAGAAGGTAGTGAGTACGCTGAATATGACGCAGATGGTGATGGCATAGTCTCTGATGCAGAGATAGAAACTAGCAAAGAGCTACTTGAGCTACGGCTACACCATGAACGAGCCGATGCACAACGGGCTATGAGTTGGTTTGCGCTGTGGGGAATGTTGTTATACCCGTCACTAGTTGTCGCATCAGAGTTCTTTGGGATGAACCAAGCTGCAACGATCCTTGGCGACATGGCAGCAGTCTACTTCGTGTCCGTTGCTGGTATCTTGGCTGCATTTTTTGGCGCCCAGGCATGGTCAAACAGGAAGTGATATGTGGCAAATAGCGGGGGCCCTAGGTGTGGCGTTACTGATAACGGGCGGTGCTTTCAAAATGTATGCTGACAAGTCAGAGGCCGAGAAACAACAAATGGCTACTCAACTTCGCGTTTCGGCAGATAACCAATTAGTTCTTGAAAACAGCATTACTAACTTGAATGACCAGTTGGTAAAAGCAGAACAGCGGCAGCAGGCCATACTTGATCGCGTTAACGAATTGCAGGCTCAAAACGCCCAGGCGCAAGCGGAGGTGGAGTCGATCAGAAAAAAGTTCGCCAAGCACGACATGACTGTACTTTCCTTACGAAAGCCGGGGTTGATACAGAACATAATCAATCGCGGAACAAAGGAGGTGCTGAGTGATCTGGAAGCTATTACCGATCCTTCTACTTAGCGGCTGCGGTCTTATCGGACGTGAGCCATACGTCCCTGAAACAAAGCAAGTTGAGGTCGTTACGGTAGTGCAACCGGCAGCGGTCTACCATCCGCCTTTACCGAATGCCGTTTCCATGGCACCCGTTGAGTGGAAGGTGCTGACTCCAGACACCATGCGCGAATACTTGGCAGACCTTGATGAAGGTAACGCTCCAATGAATGCGTACTATGGGGTGTCGCCAAAAGGCTATGAGAACTTGTCATTTAACATGGCTGAACTAAAGAGGTATATACGACAGGTTTTATCTATAATCGATTACTACAAAGAGTTATCGGAAAATACTGATGGACCTGGAGGGGATACTACAGATTGATATAAACATTACGGACTTGTGCAATCGCACCTGTTCGTTCTGCCCACGATCTGACGCATCCATATACCCCAACAACAATCAGAACATGAGCCTGGAATTGTTTGATCGGATCATGGACCAGATTGAAGAATGGCGATTCAGCGGCGTTGTCATTCTGGCAGGTCGAGGGGAAAGCACAAATCACCCTCAGTTCGATAAGATAATCCATCGGTTGCTTCGTAAACCCAGAAGATACCGCGCACAGGTAACGACAAACGGATGGCGTCTTGATCGTTACTGGAAATACTATCGTCAGCTAGACAACCTTGTGCTTAACACTTACACGACGGAAGAAGACTTCAAGGCTAGACGAGCGAAGTACTCTCGTCTGAATAACGGTGAGCGGATTGAGGACTATTGGAAGCCTGACGGCGGATCAGTTGAGGATGTAAATGAGCTTCCTGATTATGCTGACCCGAAGGGTAGGCCGATTAGATGGAAGCATCAATTCAATCACAGGGCTGGGTTGATAGCTGGCGGCACTGCTGTGAAGGGGCCGTGCGTTCATCCCATGAGGGGCATATTCATTAACTTCGATGGGCATTTGCAGATGTGCTGCAACGATTGGTCGCACCAAATCGGGTTTGGCAACGTCAAAGACGTAAACCTGTTTAGGGAGTGGCGTGACAACAAAGAGTTAAAGCGCATTTCTACTGAGCTTATAAACGGCAACAGGGATGTTGTTGCTCCATGTGCGTCATGTGACGTAAGTTGTGCTAAACCAAAATTTGTGGAGCAATACAAGCGTTGGATATAACTAAGTTCAAACTGAAGTGGCTTAAAGTAGGTGGTGCGCTGCGTCGTTTATACAAGAACCCGAATGATCTTGAAGCTGTGTTTATCATCTTTAACTGGTTATCTACACGCTCTGTTCGCAAGCAGTATGAAAGATTCCGCCGTACCCCAGTAGGATCAAGGGTTATTGTAAACAACGAGTCGCTAGTGAGCTTGTTGGATGACGTAAAACGCTTGCAAGCTATGCCTGTGGGTAGCCTTGGCAATGAATATGCAAAGTTCTTAGTAGAGTCAGGTCAATCTACTGAACAGTTTGTAGGGGATACCAAGAACAAGGGCGAAAAGCCCTCAGAGTCAGGGTTTAATACCTACATCAAGTGGTACAGAGATCAGCATGATTTGACTCATACGGTGACGGGGTACGAGCGCAACCCCTTTAGCGAAGTAATTCTGCTCTGGTTCGTGCAAGGAAACTTTGCAAATTTTGGAATGGTCGTAATGACTCTACCCATGACAATCACTCATGCTCGAAAGAAGGGTTGGGGTGTCTTTGGAGTATCCTTTGAGGCATACATGAACGGGCGAAAGGCGCAATGGCTTTCCGGCATGGATTGGCCTGCATTGCTATCAATGCCTCTTGAAGATGTTAAGACATCAATGAACATAGAAGTTCCTGTTAAGTATCAAGATCTTATGTTCAGATTAAGACAGTCTAAGAAGGAGAAAGGTTATGAGCAGGTTGGTTGAGATGATTAGGCGACATGAAGGTGTGCGTAGCCATGTATACCTGTGCTCTGCTGGCTACGAAACTGTGGGTGTTGGGCGAAATATCAGCGAGTCTGGGCTAGGGCTATCTGATGATGAGATCGACTACCTGCTTGAAAACGATATCAAGCGAGTCAGGAAGGAGCTTTCAGAAGCATACGATTGGTTTGAAGACTTAAACGAAGCTAGACGTGACGCAATGATTGATATTTGCTTCAATCTTGGTTTGACTAGGCTTCGTGGCTTCGTGAACGCGCTAGAAGCTATGTCGCGGCAACAGTTTGACATAGCTGCCGATGAGTTCATGGACAGCAAGTGGGCTAATCAAGTTGGAACGAGAGCTTTGCGAATTACTGAAATGATAAGAGATGGTGAGTACGCCTAATGCCTTTGCAAAAGTTCATATTCAACCCTGGTATTAACAAAGAGGGCACTGACTACACCGCTGAAGGCGGCTGGTCTAACGGCAATCTTGTCCGATTTCGTCAAGGTTTGGCAGAAAAAATCGGTGGCTGGGTTAAATATTTAAGTAGTTCTTATGAGGGAACAGGCAGAAAGCTGCTGGGCTGGACGGCTGTTGATGGAACTAAGCTTCTTGGCATTGGCACCAGAAGCAAATTGTACATTTCGTCGGACTCAAACTATAGCGACATAACGCCGGTTCGCTCAACCACTGCGGCAGGCGACGTAACTTTTGGCGCTACGAATACGTCTAGCTCTATCACCGTCACAGACACCGCTCACGGAGCATCTCTAGGCGATTTTGTAACTTTCAGCGGGGCCGCAACGCTAGGCGGCAACATAACTGCTGAGGTCCTCAACCAAGAGTATGAGATCGAAGTGCTTAGCGACACGAATACATATGTCATCACCGCAAAGGACACATCTGGCGCAACGGTTACGGCAAACGGCAGTGATACTGGTAATGGTGGCAGTTCTGTTGTGGGCGCATATCAAATCAACGTCGGTCTTGACGTATTCCTTAATGGCACAGGGTGGAGTGTCGGCGCTTGGGGTAATGGCGCTTGGGGATCTTCTAGCGCACTGAGTCCGTTGAACCAACTACGCTTGTGGTCCATGGATAGTTTTGGCGAGGACTTGATTGCTAACGTGCGAGCAGGAGGCATCTACTACTGGGACACCAGTGCAAAAAACTTAGGTTCAGATCGTGCGGTAAATATTTCTGCTCTTGCTGGCGCAAACTTTACACCAACCGTGGCGCTGCAAGTCCTTGTATCTGACGTAGACCGGCATGTAATTGCCCTTGGTGCCGACCCAATCAACGATAACGCAACAGCTAGAACGGGAACCCTTGATCCTCTTTTAGTTGCCTTCTCTGACCAAGAAAATGCAGCAGAGTGGTTTCCTACATCAACAAATACTGCCGGTTCGCTGCGTTGTTCAGCGGGATCACAAATTATTAGTGGCCTTAGAACACGACAAGAAACGCTGATATGGACGGATGTAGCCCTCTACAGCTTACAGTTTATTGGCGCGCCTCTTACCTTCGGCTTAAACCTAATCAGTGACGGCGTTAGTATTATTGGGCCAAACGCATCAATTAGCACACCTAATGGCGTGTTCTGGATGGACAGAAAAGGCTTCTATCAGTACGGAGGAAGCATAACCCCTCTTACTTGCACTGTTCTTTCTCATGTACTAGATGACTTTAACGCAGACCAAGGGTTCCAGGTCCATGCGTTTGTAAACAAGCAGTTCCAAGAAGTGGGTTGGTTCTATCCATCCGGGAACTCAATGTCGATAGACCGCTACGTTACATATAATTATGTCGAGCAGACGTGGGCCATTGGTGAGCTATCTAGAACAGCTTGGCTTGACGAGGGGTTAGAAAGCTTTCCGAGGGCTGCTGGGTACGACGGTGCAGAAAACTACATCTACTCTCACGAAACAGGCCACGATAATGACGGCCAGCCAATGAATAACGTCTTTGTTGAAAGCGCCGACTTTGACTTAGGTGACGGCGAACAGTTTCAGTTCATACGCAGATGCATTCCAGACATCAAGTTCACAGGTGATAGCGGGTCAACGCAAACGATTAACTTTGTTTTGAAAGCTAGAAACTTCCCAGGTGACTCTTTATCTACAGACAACACATCTTCTTTCACATCAAGCACAACAAAGATAGACACTCGTGCTCGAGGAAGGCAGGCCGTGATCCGATTTGAATCAGATGATGATGGGGATATTGGCGTAAGAAGCGGCGTTGGGTTTAGGGTCGGCGCAACTAGGCTTGATTTACAACCTAATGGTCGAAGATGAGTAAGCTTTTAAGAGGACGTTTGCCCACCGTTATTGGTAACCAAGCGGTAGATAGCGATACTTTTAACAGCACTGTTCGCCTGTTAGAACTTAGTCTTAACGCTTTTGACCCAGACGCAACGCCGCAATTTACAAGAACTCAAAGAGATGAGTTGAAGTTCAATGCAGGGGATGTTATTTGGAATAGCACAATAAACACCCTTCAGGTATATAGTGGTAACGAATGGGTCAGTCTGTCTCAAGGACTGCCTTACGAAACAGACCCGCTTGAAGCGACAGCGATTGTTGGATCTGTTCAGGTTGTTACAGAAGGTAGCATAGTGGTGAGTGTAGGTTCATGACAAAACTTTGTGCTAGAGGAAAGGCTGCGGCAAAACGTAAGTTCAAGGTATACCCTTCGGCTTACGCAAATGCCTATGCCAGCAAGATTTGTGCAGGCAAGATCAAAGACCCATCTGGTAAAAAACGTAAAGATTTCAAAGGGCCAAAGCCTAGGAACAAAAGCGGCGGTGGGTTTGTTGCTAAGAGAGCTAGAACGGCAGGCATTAAATGAGCCTGAAGGAATGGTTTGGCAAAGGCTCAAAGGGCGACTGGGTTGACATTGGAGCGCCCAAAAAAAAGGGTAAGTTCCAAGCATGTGGCCGATCTAAAGTTAAAGGATCAAAGCGCAAGTACCCTAAGTGTGTGCCGAGGTCAAAAGCAAAAGCCATGACTGAAGGTGAGCGACGTAGCGCGGTCAAAAGAAAGCGCGCCAAACCACAGGGCGTGGGCGGCAAGCCTACCAATGTGAAGACATTTACTTCGCCAGCATCTGCAAAAGGCCGTCGTATTGTAAAGAAAGCCGAAGGTGGTGAGGTTCGTCGCAACCATAGGGGTTGTGGTGCTGTCATGTCTGATAGACGCAAAAGAACAAGGTACTCCTGATGTTCAAACGTTATGCGGAAGAATTTTCTAATGGCGGGGTTGTTGGTGGTCGATCAAGGGCAGCTAAACGCAAGCCTGACACCATGCCTAAAAGAAACAAAAAGAACTTTCGTTCTACTGAGTCGGGTGCAGGCATGACTGAGGCTGGCGTAAAGGCCTATCGCAGAGCTAATCCTGGTAGTAAACTCAAGACGGCGGTGACAGAGGATAAGCCGACAGGTAAACGCGCAGCACGAAGAAAGTCTTTCTGTGCTCGTTCTGCTGGGCAAATGAAGAAGTTTCCTAAGGCGGCAAAAGATCCAAACTCTAGACTGCGTCAGGCAAGACGAAGGTGGAAGTGTTAAATGAGCAGAAGTGATACAGCAAGAATAGACCGTGGCCAAGCGTTGGTTGGTCAAGGCGTAGAGAGAGCTTACACACAAGCAGACTTTAGTCGCTTCCCTCCTAGCCGACTAGAACAAATGAACCCTAGCCTAAGAGTTAATCCCGCCACGGCTAAATCTGCTTTTCTTGGCAACATGGACAACCCGTTTGCTGGAGGATTTCAACAACAACGTGCTCGTGGCGCCAACTATTTGAATTACGAAAGGGCCGCGCCCAACGTTGGCGGACCTCTCATTGCTCCACAGGTGCCTGAAGGGTATGTGCCACCTGGTACCGAGCCTGAAGTTATAAGGGTTTATCCTGACGGCACACCTGTTGGGGATGAAGAAACAACAGATAACACTGATCCGTCAGAAATAAACCTTGATGACAGCCCGTTTATGCAGGAAATAAATCAAGACAGAATTGAAAGAGGCCTTCCTCCTTTTGAAACATTTCAAGAATACATCTTCTCTGGTCTAGGCGGTCCTGGGCGTTTAAGCGGACTTTTCGGCGGCATGGCTGGAATTGGTGGAGGAATTGGCATGGCCGAAGGCGGCATTGCATCAGTTCAACCTCAGTACCTGGCTGGTGGCGGGATCATGGCTGCGCTAGGGGGCATTGGCCGAGGCATAGGTGGTGCTCTTACTGGTGCTGGAGGCGCCATTGGCAATGCCCTTCAAGGTGTTGGAGGCGGTATTGGCAGAGGTATTGAGGCGCTTGGAGGTATGGCTCAGCAAGCAAATGAGAATTATCAAGCGAATCAGAAGAAGCAAGAAAAGCGCCTTGAAGACATGACTCGTGAAGAGCTTATTGAATACATCAAGAGTGGCGGTAAGTCTTCAGGCAACAGTGGTATTGAAGCCTTGCAAGGATTAAGTGACAGATTCATAGACTTCGCAACGGGTAAGCCTGCTGGGGGCACTAATGCATTACGCCAAATGGGTGACCCATCTATGTTGGGCTATAGCGATCCCATGAGAAATGCAACGCCGCCTACTTTTGGCGGGCTTGCTGATGGCGGCGAGGTTGAATATCCCCGCATGAACGGCCCGATCTCTGGCCCAGGGACTGAAACATCTGATGACATACCTGCCATGCTTAGCGATGGCGAGTTTGTTGTAAACGCAAAAGCCGTCAGAGGCATTGGCCGATTGAAAGGGGCTGGCAAAACAAAAGCTGAGCAGCGTCAAGAGGGTGCAAGAATGATGTACGCACTACAACGTGCTGGCGAAAAGGCGATGGGGAAAGCGTAATGGCCAATAAAAAATACCCAATGAAGGGTCAGGCTGAGAAGTTAGCTAAGCAAGGCCGCTACGGAGACTCCATGCTGGTTCACATGACCCCAGCAGAAGTTGATGTTTTAAGAAAGACCTCGCCAATCGGTGATTTAACCATCAATCCAGAGACGGGTCAGCCAGAAGCTTTTATTGCAGCCCTCGCTCCTTTCATTCCAGCCATCGCAGGCACTGCATTGTCTATGGGCAGCAAGACTAAACAACGTCAAACAGACGAAAGCATGCCGACAGTCCAACCGCAGGCAGGCCAATCATATTCAGCCCCCGGAGTTGAATTAACTGCTCGTCAGCTACAAGATCTGTACTTCAATCCCGAATACGGGATGATAAACCAGCCGATACCTATACCAACGCAGCAAGTGGCCGGTCTATCTCCAATGGAGATACAGGCTAGAAACATGGCTCAAGGGTTAGGCGGTTTCGGTCAGCAGCTTTCTCGCGCTCAAGACATGTATGAACAATCTGCTCGAGGTTTTGACCCGCGCTCTGCAGGAGCGTTTGCTGATCCACGCGCTCGTGCATTGTATGAACAAAGCACTCGTGGCTATGACCCTCGTATGGGTCAACAGTTTATGGATCAAAACGCTAGAGCCATGATGAGAGGCGCTGCCGGTGATACTCGTGGCGCTGAGCTAGGCATGGGCAGAGAAGCCGCTATGGCTCAGCAGGAGATGATGGCTGCTGGACGAGGCGCAAACAGAGAATCTCGAATTGGCCAAAGAGCCATGGATCGCGCTAGTCAAGGCATCGGTGGTCAAGTTGGTGGCGCTCAAGCAGGAGCAATGGACGCCGCACAACGAGCCAGAATGCAGACACAAATGGCAGGACAAGATCTTCGTTTTTCTGGTGACATGGGTAGAAGCACAGCGATGCAGGGCATTGCTGGTCTTGCAGGGACAGGCGATCAATTTGACCCATCAAGCGTTGGCCAGTTCATGAGTCCGTTCACGCAGAATGTCATTGACGCTCAGCAAGCAGAGATTGCACGTCTAGGCGAGAAGCAAAAGATTGGCGCCCGCGACCAAGCGGTGCGTGCTGGTGCGTTTGGAGGCTCTCGTGGAGCCATAGCGCAGGCCGAGATAGACAGAAACACTCTGCAGCAACAAGCTAAGACTGGCGCCGAGTTGCGCTCACAAGGATTCCAGCAGGCTCAACAGGCTGCTCAGCAGGCGTTTGAGCAGGCACAAGGGCGTAGGCAGCAAGCTGCTCAATTAACCGGCTCTCTGGGCCAAGCAGGCGCTCAGACAGGCATCAGTGCTGCATCACAAGCAGCAAACCTTGGCCTGAGTGCAGAGCAACTCGCTCAGCGTGGCGCCCTTGAAGGTGGTCAGCTTGGGCTTAGCGGGCTGACTTCTCAGGCAGACATCGCTCAGCGTGCCGCGCAGATGGGTATATCAACTCAAGAGTTGGCTGGCAGGCTTGCACAGCAAGGTGGCGCCCTTGGCTTGCAAGCACAACAAGGTATTGGCGCTCTAGCAGGGCAGCGTGCAGACATCGCCTCTGGCTTAGCAAGAGACTTCCAGTCTGGCCAGCAGCTTGGCTCTGGCATATTTGGAGATCAAATGGCGCGTCTGCAGGGTGCTGCAGGCGGTATGGACAGACAGACTCGTGGCGCCCTGGGTGACGCAATGAATGCGTACCAAATGGGGCAACAAGGGCTTCGCGCAGGCGCTCAAGGTATTGCTGGTCTTGGTCGCCAAGGCTTCGATATGCTCACTAGCCAAATTGGAACGACGGCTGGATTGGGCGCGACTGGTCGAGGAATACAAGATCGAGCGTTTACCTCTGACTACAGAGCGGCTACTCAAATGGCTGATGAACCGTTCATGAGGCTGCAGCGCGGCTTTAACGTCCTTGGCCAAGGCGCTCCGTTCATGCCTAGCTACACCACTGGGTTCGGCTCTGGCCAGCAGGGGGTTGGAACTTATCAACAGCCTAATACCGCTGCTCGGTTGGGAAGTGCCTTGTCCTTCGGGGCGCAATTCATGCCTCCATCAGACATTCGATTGAAAGAAAATGTTATGAAGGTTGGCGAGGTTGAGCCTGGTGTTGGATGGTACACATGGGATTGGAATGATACTGCCAAGTCCATGGGTATTAATGCGCCAACTGAGGGCGTAATGGCTCAAGAGTTGATGAAGGTTAACCCTTCAGCCGTGCATAAAGCTGAAGACGGATACTACCGTGTAGACTACTCAAAAGTTAACCGCCAAGAAGCGGAGGTTCAGTAATGTACGAAGACCCAATGAACAGGCCTATGTTTCAGACACCACAGATGCGCGAAGGCGGCGGCATCATGGCAGGCGTTGCGCCTATTCGTGGGTATGCGGATGGTGATTTTGTTGATTCTGCAACAGGAATGCTTCAGGACGCGCTTCAAGGATTTAGAACGCTTGTTACAGATCCTAGGAAGGCTCTATCACCAGAAGCTGTTCAACAACTTGAAAGTTTGTCTGAAGCAGAGGCTATTGGTTTGGCTGAAGCTGGACAACTTAGTGAGGCTGCACTTCTTACATTGATGTCGATTCATCCAGTGCTCAGAAGGCTTAAAGGCTTGAAGCCAAGAGCGAAGCCTGAACCTCGTCGGGGATTGACAGCAGAGCAACAAGCCGAAGGACTTCCTAAAAAAGCAGAATTTCCTTTAACCGCTCAACAACAGGCTGAACATCTTGTTAAGCCTAGACCAACGCCAAAAACTGTCGCTTCAAAAAAAGACGCTCCTGAAGAACCCACTCCGGGTGCAGTTGCTCGTGCCAAAGATGCCGTTTCATCAGCAACGTCAAGGGTAACAGGGCCAATAAGGACTACAGGCCGCGTGATAAAAGGCGCTGGAAAATTAGGTGCTGGAGCTGCTGGGGCTGCGGCTGTAACAGATTTGACAACTGGCTCAGATTATTTGAGCACAGGTCTGTCTGCCGCTCTTGATGCGGCCTTGAAGGCAGGAAGGATTACTAAAGAAGAATACGATAAGTTCATGGCAACGCCAGAAATCAGTGCGTTTTCAGAATTTCTATCTGGACCAGAGGCGCCTAAAACTCCTGCCTCAACGTCAGGCAAAAAAGGTGGTGGAACAGGCGGTGGAACGGGTGGTGGAACAGGCGGTGGAACAGGCGGTGGTACAAAAACAAAGCCCAAAACTTTCCTTGATATGCTGAAAGGCGCGGGCACTCAGTTCAAAGATTTCTTGCAAGATCCTGCCAATCAATACGCTCTTGCAAAAGCTGGGCAAGCAAGTGAGGGCATAGCGCCTAGAAACTTTGCAAGCGACTTCGCTTTGGGCAAAGAAGAGTACAAGCAGCTTGAGGCGCAGAGAGAGAAAGGCACTGCGCTTGAAGATAACCTCAAGCTTCTAAAGGAGTTGAAACCAGACGCAAGTGTTGATGAGTTGCTTAATTTGCTGTTAAGCAAAGACACCGCAAGTGACCAGCTTCAGAGAATGGAAGATCGTGTTTACTCTTTGTTTTCTGATTTAAGCAGAAAGGAAATGAACTCTGCCCGTGATACTCAAGACCTCATGAATGAAGCTAGAGCAACTGTTTATGGAAGCATGGGTTTAGGCGTCCCTCCAACAGCCAGCCAAGGCGAAACAATAGATCTTGAGCCTGTTCAATAATGATCACTGTAAGGTTGCCTGATGGCAGATCTGTAAATGTAAATACAAGTGATCAAGAAGTTGCCAGAAGGACTGCCAAAAAATACCTAGATGAAAACCCACTAGTAGAACGTGGCGCTCAGCTAGGCGAAGAAGACGTATCTGCGATAGGTGATATCGGCAGAGGTATTGGTGCCGGTCTTGTCAGCGCGACAGAGGGCATCGCTACATTGCCCATGGAGCTTCTTGGATCAGAAGAAGAAAGCATCCAGACCGTAAGAAACTTCTTTGATAAGTACAAGCCTGATACTCAAACAGAAGTAGGCAAAGCTGCGCGATTCATTGCTCAGTTCGCGGCTCCTGGTGGAATTGCTGCAAAAGCGGCCAAAGGATTGGGGTCAGTTGGCACGCTT